TCTAAAGCAGTCGCAACTTGTAATTACATCGCAGTTCGAACATTCACAGTAACAGGCACAACACTTACATAAAATGGCAACATATAAATTTCCCCAATTCAACGTAACAATCACCGATCCAACGGTCGAGGTGACAAACGTAATTGATAACATTGGACAAAAGACTTGTTCGGCTTCCGTAGTATTAACAACCGACACCGCAGAATTCGGTGTGCAGTTCGATGGATTCACCTATGTTGATTCATGGGAGGACTCAGACATTGTAGACTGGGTAAACGAGGTTGAACTACCTAAATACTTGGTGTAAATGGCAGGATTTGGATTTATAGTGGGTAAAAGAATGTGAAGAGATCACATACAAACCTATTGAAATAAACTTATTATAAAATGAAAAAAATTCTACTATTACTAATATTGTCTTCGTGCAGTGCTTCGTATCACTACAACAAGGCTATTAAAAAGGACCCAAGTATAGTAAAGAACGACACAACTATTGTAGAAAAAATAATAGAGGGGGCAACAGTTGGTGAGGACAGTGTAGAGATAAACAATGACCTTATTTGGATCAAAGCGATTGGTCTTGGAAAGATATCGCTAGACTACAAGGTAAAAACGAAGATTGTCACTGATGTCACCACTGTCGATCCTCCTAAGAACAATCGTACAGAACGTGTAAGACTAAGGCAGGAAGGTCGTACTGACAGAAAGCAGTTAAAGCAGGATGCAAAAACAGCTCGCACTCAGATAAGGTATAAGTACAAGACGATAAAGGTTACTGAAAAAAGAAATGACTTACTTTATATAGGAATAGCTATTGGACTAGCAATCAGCTACTTGGTATATAGGGCAACTAAGCAATTTTTTGGCTAACTTTGCATAATGAAAACTACTTTTATAGAGGGCTGTATATCAGTAATTAAGGGAATATTTTTCTTCTTCACTCCAGCCATGTGGCTGGTACTCGGTGTGGCAATGGTATCTCTTGTAGATACCTACTACGGAATAAAAAAGGCGAGGAAGAATGGAATAGTTCCCACCTCTAGGGGCTTCAGAAAAGGTTACGTTCCAAAGGTTGGAGCATATACCGCAGTTATATTGCTTACGTACTTTTTGGATTACTTTCTACTTAATGAATTCACTGCAAACTACGCATCAATTCCATTCGTTTCAACAAAGATCATAGCAATAATATTTATAGCAAACGAGGTTCAATCGATCGATGAGAACTGGCAAGAGATAAAGGGGTATTCATTTCTTAAGAAGTTGTACTCACTGATAACAAAGGTTAAGGACATTAAGAGAGAGGTTGAGGATGGCAAGTAAGTATCTATACATATTTGACCCAGGTCATGGTGGGTTGGTAAACGGAAAATACCAGACAGCTGGTAAGCGTTCTCCAAAATTTCCAGACGGAAGGGTTCTTTTTGAGGGCGTTAACAACAGAGATAATGTTGAACGTATAATGTCTAAATTTAGGGCAAATGGGCTTGATTGTGTCGATATTGTTAATTCGGACCTTGATATATCTCTTGGCGAGAGGGTTCGGAAAGCGAACTCACTAGCAAAGGATCGAAAGTGTATCTACATATCAATACACTCTGATGCGGCAGGGGATGGTGTAAGGTGGCATTCGGCGAGCGGTATTTCAGTATGGACTTCAAAGGGACAAACTAAGTCAGATATATTTGCATCAATAGTTATCGATGAGCTTCAGTCTAAGTTCCTTCAGTCTATCAAGTGGAGGACAAACATGACCGACGGAGATGAGGACTGGGAGGAAAACTTCTATGTTCTTAGAGAGACAAGATGTCCAGCGATACTTTGCGAACTTGGCTTCCACACGAATGAGGCAGAGACCAAAAGAATGATGACAACAGAATTTAAGGATAAAGTAGTTAATGCATTATTAGCTGCTGCTCTAAAATGGGAAAATATATGAGTAAGAAAATGAAGATCGAAGTTCCTAAGATGCTTGCTAAGAAGAAGGTAGCACGTCCAGGGGTACATGGAAAGACTAAGGTGTCAATGCTTAAGGCATCCAAGTTATACAAGAAGATGTATAAGGGTCAAGGTAAATAATTCGTAAATTTGCAGAATGGGAAAGATAGATGATTATAGCGTTGGTACTGTAAATGGAGGAGATAGATTATTGGCCTCCAATACAAGTACTGGTGAAACTAAGAATATTACTGTTGATGCATTATCTGAATCAATAAATGGCGATTCATCGTGGAATACAGTTATAGTAAACGTGTCATCTGCTGAGTTACTAGCGATAAATACCACACCTAAGACAATACTCGCTGCTCCTGGTGCTGGCAAGTATCATGAGTACGAAGCAAGAGCAGAGTACGACTATAATACAGTGGCGTATACTGTGTCTGGAGGAGGTTCGCTATATTTGAATCAAGGTAGTAAGGATTGCTATTTTCCACAGACAATGATATCTCAGACTGAAAATACAGCAGCAGTTGGAACTAATTATGGTTTCCATAAAATGAACACAGCTATAACACTTACAAGTGATGCTAATCCAACTAGTGGAAACGGTACTTTTCGTATAATTCTAAGGTACAGGGTAAGAACATTCGGAGAGTAACATTATACAATTAGTTTATAAACCCAAGTATTCCTAAGTGCTTGGGTTTTTTTGTTTATATTTGTACTATTCAAAAACAAATAAAATGAAAAAGAAACTATCAAAAGAAGAGCTAGAGGAAATTAACTCTGCTCGCCATCGAATGTTTGATCTAAAACTGCACCTTGCAGATATAACGATGGCTGAATTGAAACTTCAAGAAGAAAAGAAGGGTACAATATCTGAAATGGCACTTGCTAAAAAGCATGTCGATGACGTTAACGAGAGGATCGTTAAGAAGTACGGAGAAGGAGTCAAGATTAATTTTGGAACTGGAGAAATTGCATCATGATTTCGGCAATAATACGGAAGGTGTCTATTGGACCAGACTATAAGAATGCGATGCATTTCCAGGTTGGTCAGACAGTCATAAAGGGTGAGGCTCAAATATCGAATATAATCCTTGACGTTATGACTGGAAATATCAATATTTATATCTCGTCTAAGGACGAGGTACACCTTTGGAAGTCTCTGAATAAATCAATTCCAGTAACAATAGAATACGATATCGATATCGAATGAGATCACCTAACTACTTTGTAGTAAAACCATACAATGACAGCGCATACAACTCCACCAAAGAAATATCTGGTGTTGATGTCGTCATGTCATCTGGTATAGAGGACCACCTATATGTTAACAGACATGCTGTTATTCAATCAACTCCAGATTGGTATAAAGGAGATATGAGAACGGGTGATATAGCTATTGTACACCATAACGTGTTTCGAGTGTACTACGACATGAAGGGTAACAAGGTGAACTCATGGAACTACTTTAAGGATAACATCTATCTACTAGATCAGACTCAGATATACATGTTTAAACATGGAGAGGACGGAGTTTGGGTAACGGAGGATCCGTACTGTTTTGTATCTCCTATTGACAAGATAGATGACAAGACTGTTTCTAGGACTGGAATATATGAAAGTAACTTTGGAACAGTTGAATATGCACCAATTGGAAGTGAATTCAGTAGTGGAGATAAGGTCTATTTTGGACGAGACATGGAGTACGAGTTTGATATAGACGGCAGGAAGATGTACAGAATGAGAACAAGTGACATATGTCTGAAGATCTAAGAAAGAAGAGAGAACGCCTACTGAAGGCTGCAGAGAAGGGGGTTGACGAGCTTATAAACATCTTGGAGTCTCCTATTGGCTCTTTGGATGGAGACCTTGCTGCTGATAAGATGAAGAATGCTGCAGCTGCTAAGAGGCTTGCATTCGAGGATGCATTGTCTATACTGCAGGGCATAGAGGATGAACGTACAAAGATTGAGGAAGGCCCAGTTACCGAGGTAACGCTAGGGGCTTCTGGTTTTGCAGAGGGAAGATCGAAGAAGCAGAATGGTAGACGATAAGTACGCACTATATCGAATATGCAATGATCACGTATCTAAGCAGCTACTTACGTCACGTAATGGGCGTAAGGAGTGGAAGTACGGGTATGATCCAGAGACGGATATGGTTGTCATATCAACAGGTGGGTGGCAGAGGAGTACCCGAAAGAGCTTGCACGGATAAAGGATGTCTTTCAGTGGAATAAGTACGACAATGCATTTAAAGCGAAATGGGTTGACTACATAGAAGATCAGTTTGACAGGCGTGACAATGGGTACTGGTTCATGAATAACGGACAGCCGTCATACATAACTGGTACCCACTACATGTACCTTCAGTGGTCCAAGATCGATGTTGGTCTTCCAGACTTTCGAGAGTCTAACCGCATCTTCTGGATATTCTGGGAGGCGTGTGTGGCTGATGTTCGTTGTTTTGGAATGTGCTACCTAAAGAACCGTCGATCTGGATTCTCATTCATGTCATCCGCAGAGGTTGCCAACACGGGAACCATATCAAAAGATGCTAGACTTGGGATATGTTCGAAGACTGGTCCAGATGCCAAGAAGATGTTTACCGACAAGGTTGTTCCTATCGTTAGGAACTACCCGTTCTTCTTCAAACCTATCCAGGATGGTATGGATAATCCAAAGACCGAACTAGCGTTTCGTGTACCATCTAAGAAGATTACAAAGAAGAATATGTATGAGGACCACGGTGATGATATCGAAGGTCTTGATACCACTATCGACTGGAAGAATACATCCGACAACTCATACGATGGTGAGAAACTATTACGACTTGTAGAGGATGAAGCTGCTAAGTTAGAAAGACCTAATAACATTCTAAACGGATGGAGGGTTCGTAAGACATGTCTTCGTTTGGGTAGTAAGATCACTGGTAAGTGTATGATGGGATCAACATCGAACGCACTATCAAAGGGTGGTAATGAGTACAAGCAGATGTACTATGACTCTGATCCGTCAAAGAGAAATGCAAACGGTCAAACTAAGTCAGGTCTTTACTCGCTGTTTATCCCTATGGAGTGGAACTTCGAGGGGTATATCGACGAGTACGGATTCCCAATATTTGAAAATCCGAAGACTCCAGTTATCGGTATAGACGGAGAGTTGATACATAATGGAGTAATCACATACTGGGAGAACGAAGTTGCAGCACTGAAGAACGACAGTAACGCACTTAACGAATTCTACAGACAGTTTCCTAGAACAGAATCTCACGCATTTAGAGATGAGTCTAATCAGTCTCTGTTCAACCTTACGAAGATATATCAGCAGATCGATTATAACGACTCTCTAATAAAGGAACAGTTCCTAACTAAGGGTAACTTCCATTGGAAGGATGGAAAGTTGGACTCTGAGGTTATATGGACCCCAGATAGGAACGGTCGATTTATAGTGTCTTGGATACCGCCTTCAGCCATGAGGAATAAAAAGGAGGTGACAAGGAATGGAAAGTTTATGCCTGGAAATTCACATATGGGTGCGTTTGGATGTGACCCATATGATATATCTTCGTAAGGTTGAACAGAGACTGATTAGACTCATCTCTAAATGCGTGAGATTCTGTTCTAGGAAACTGTCTGTAGAATTCGTTAAGTGCGTTGCTGTCATTCTTCAGTGCTGCAACTTCGTTCTCCCAGTATGTGATTACTCCGTTATGTATCAACTCTCCATCGATACCTACAACTGGAGTCTTCGGATTTTCAAACACTGGGA